GGATGGAGATCCGAAAGTTACCAGGCCGGACACGGACAACATGATCAAGCTGCTGAAGGACTGCATGACGAAGCTGGGCTTCTGGGTGGACGATGCCCAGGTTGCGCTGGAGCTGGTAAGGAAATCTTATGCGACGGAGCCTGGCGTGAAGATCGTCGTCAGCTCGTGGGGGCAGCGGTGATGGTGGACGGATACTGCCGGGGGTGTAAATACCTTGGCCACATCACTAGCGGCTACTGCTGCGAGTACCTGGCCGTTACGGGCACGGCGCGCGGCTGTCCCGCCGGCAAGGGCTGCATCAGGCGGGAGATGGGCGGACGGATGCCCAGCCTGGCTGCACTCCAAACCGTGGGCAAGGCGCCGCCGAAACTGAACGCGACCCGCGAGCGGGAGACCTGGGAAGAGATGTACGAGCGGGAGCGGGCCAGGAAGGCCAGAGCGGCGATCGCCTGCGCCGAACGGTGCAAAGGACGGCAGCGGGCCGCGATCGTCGGCTACCTGGCTGAGAAGAAGATGACCATGAAACAGCTGAGCGACCTGGTGGGCGCGTCGCCGGGTACCGTCGGAAAGTGGTGCGCCGAGCGGGCAAACGCTAACTGGGAGAAGCTGGCCAGGGTGGGCATCGTGAAGCCGGAGGGACTGTGATGGCCATAAAGAAAAAGAAGGGGCCGGTCTTGCGGACGGACGGAATCGACCGGCTTGACAGCGACGAACTGCGGGCCGCTCTGATCGACAAGCTGAGCGTGGCGGAGCTGAACGCCCTGGACGACCAGATCCGGCAGACGGTGGAGAAGGCCTGCCTGCAGATCGCAAAGGAATCTACCGAGGAAGCCTATAAGCGGCAGTTCGCTGTCACCTTCCGGGTACTGCGGGACCGTTTCGGGTTCGGCCGGGACCGGCTAAGGCGGATGTGGGATCTCTGCCTGGAGTATATCAACGACATAGACCAGGGCCTGCTGTCCACGAAGGAGATGCTGGACACGCTCCAGCGGGAAGACGGGATAAAAATCGACTGGAGGATCGAGATATGACTATGACGAACGAGGAGATCTGCCGGGATTACAAGGCCGCCAAGGCGCCCAGCAAGCAGATCCACATCCTGGCCGACCTGAACCAGTGCAGCCGGGATAAGATCAAGCAGATCCTGGTGGCGGGCGGGTGCAAGCTGCCGGGGAATTGCCTGCCGAATCCGAAGACGAAGAGCAAGGGCGTTGCGCTGGCCGGTCCGCCGGCAGAGACCGACGATAATCCGCAGAAACCGGCAAAGCTGCCCGGCGCGAAGTCTGACGACGGGAAGCTCCAGCTGTCCGCCGTGCCGCCAGAGGCCATCGTGGCCATCGCCAAGATCAGGGAGTACGGCAATAAGAAATACGCCGACCCGCAGAACTGGCGGCGGGTGCTGCCGGAGAAATTTCACGAGGCGATGCTCCGGCATTGCCTGGCCTGCTGGGAGGACCCGTATGCCGTTGATCCGGAGAGTGGGCTGCCGCATCTGTGGCACCTGATGTGTAACGGCGCATTTCTCTGCGCGATGATGGAGGAGGCGAAGGGATGAACACCTGGGCGAAAACCGGGCGCACGGTGGGGCCGGAGGGTACGACAATCACCTATATCGACCTGCGGGAGACCGGGCTGACTATCGAGAGCCGGAAGCGGCACATCCCGCACGCCAACGGGTCCGGGACCTGGGATCATACTTCCTACTGGGTCCTGCGAGACGGAGAAGAGCTGGCAGAGCATTGGACGCTGTCGGGCGCGAAAGTATGGGCGGACAGATACGCCATAGAGCGGGGGCTTGTCAATGGCCCGGCGGAGTAACGGATGGCGGCACGCTGCCCGGAGCGCGGCCTATGACTACCCCAAGCTGCAGAGGGATCTCCGGGATCTTCAGGCCCAGAGCGTGACGCCGAACATGAACGGCATGCCCGGCGGCGGAGAGCCTGGGCGCAGCACCGAGGACGCGGCGCTCAGGCAGCTGCCGTATGCACAGCAGCGCCGGCTGGACGCGGTGGAACACGCGCTTTCCGTGATCGCGGATTTCTCCAACGGTCCGAGCCGGGTCAAGCTGGTGGAGCTGGTGTATTTTACCCGGCGCTTCACCGTGGAGGGCGCGGCTATGCAAATTCCCATCAGCGTCCGCCAAGCGTATCAATGGAACGATGAATATCTGAAACAGGTGTGGGGAATATTGAAGCGAAAATAGCTTTGCAATATTTCCGCAGTTTTGATAGGAAAAAAACTGCTATACTGTGTACGCTGGAGCGCTGGCCCGAAAGGGACGGCGCTCTTGCTATATGCGTTCGCAGCGCCGGGACACGCTGCGCGGGACAACCTACGGAGGGGAGGGGCCGGGGCCGTGCGTGACTTCGCCAAGGGCTTTTATCAAAGCAAGGCGTGGCTGGACACGCGGCAGGCCTACGCTGCCTCCGTCGGCTGGCTGTGCGAGGATTGCCTGAGCCGGGGGCTGTATGTGCCGGGGAAAGTCGTACACCATGTTACACCGCTGACGCCGGAGAACATCAAAGACCCATCCGTCGCCCTGAGCTGGGATAATCTGCGGCTTGTGTGTCAGGACTGTCACGCTGCGGAGCATCGGCAGAAAAACGGACGGCGCTATGCAGTCATGCCGGACGGGACGGTTGTCGCGGATGCGGGATAGACCCCCCCCATCCGCAAAAAAGAAACGGAGGGCGCTTAACCGGGCAGTGAAGGGCAATCTTCCTCCGAATGGGGCGCATAACCCCCTACCTTTTGCGATTTGCCGGGAGTTGGTGAGAAATGGCAAGACGAAAGCTGAATAAATGGGAACGCATCGAGGCCGACGAATATTCCAGGCTCATGGTGATCTATTCCGGCCTTCCGAAGAATCGTCTGTCCGTGGCGGAGGGACTGATCCGGCAGGCGGCGCGGCTTCGGGCGCGGCTGGATATGCTGTGGGAGGATTTGCAGCTCAACGGCGAGACGGAGAGTTTCACGCAATCCGATAAAACGGAGCCTTATGAGCGGGAGCGGCCCGCGTCCCGGACGTTCACGGCCACGGACAAAAGCTATCAGTCGATCATCAAGCAGCTCAACGATATGGTCCCGCCTGCGGAGGAAGCGGACGCCCTGGCCGAATTTCTGAACGATGGATAATTTCATCCTGGCTTATTACCAGGGAATCCGGGACGGGAGTGTCACCGTCGGCAAGTGGATCAAAATGCTGTATGAGAAGATCGTGGACGGCATCGACAGCGGAGCTTACATCTTCGACCAGAAAAAGGCAAACCGGGCGATCAATTTCATTGAGCGCTTTGTGAAGCACAACAAGGGGCCGCTTGCGCCGGGGCCGCTGCTGCTGGCGCTTTGGCAAAAAGCGGCGCTATCCCTGATCTACGGCATCGTGGACGAAGAAGGAAAGCGAATCTTCCGCGAGGTTTTCCTTGTGGTAGGCCGGAAGTGCGGAAAGACCCTGCTGGCGGCGGGGATCATGGCCTTTGAATCCTTCTACGACGGGGAGTTTGGCAGCGAAATCTATTGCGTAGCTCCGAAGCTGGATCAATCCGACCTGGTTTATTCCGCCTGGGAGTTCACGAAGGACAAAAACCCGGATTTCCTCAAGCGGACGAAGAAGCGGAAAACCGATTATCTTCTCCCGGCCACCAATACCACGGTGAAAAAAATTGCCTTCAACGAGAAAAAGGCGGACGGTTATAACCCCATGCTGACCGTCGCGGATGAAATGAGTTCCTGGCCCGCTGCGCGGGGCCTCCGGCAGTATGAGGTCATGGTTTCCGGCACCGGCGCGAGGGAGCAGCCCTTGACGCTATCCATTTCTTCCAGCGGCTACGTAGACGGTGGGATATACGACGAGCTTTTCAAGCGCGGCACCCGCTTCCTCTTGGGGGACAGCCGGGAAAAGCGCCTGCTGCCGATCCTCTATACCATCGACGATATAAGCAAATGGGACGATATAAACGAGCTGCGGAAAAGCCTGCCGGGGCTGGGAATCTCCGTCAAGAATCAGTTTATCCTTGACCAGATCGATACGGCAAATGAAAGCCTGTCCAAGCGCAGCGAGTTTTTGACGAAATACTGCAACATAAAGCAGAACAGCTCCGCCGCGTGGTTAAGTGTCCAGGACGTAGAGGCCTGCTGCGGGGAGGAATTGAAGCCGGAGGATTTCCGGGACAGCTACGCCGTGGGTGGGATCGACCTCAGCCAGACCCGAGACCTGACAAGCTGCTGCATCGTGATCGAGAAGGGCGGGCAGCTTTACGTCCTGAGCAAGTTCTTTCTCCCGGCTGAGAAAATCGAGGAAGCGACGCAGCGGGACGGGGTCCCGTATTCCGCCTACATCACGCGGGGAATCCTCCAGCCAAGCGGGGACAATTTTATTGACTACCATGATTGCGAAGCCTGGTTCCGTCAGATGGTGGAAGAATACGAGATATTCCCGCTGCAAACAGGCTATGACCGATATTCGGCGCAGTATCTTGTGCAGGATATGAGCGCCTACGGCTTCCGCATGGACGACGTTTACCAAGGGGACAACCTCTGGCCCTGCATCCAGGAGCTGGAGGGGATCATCAAAGACGGGCGGCTGCGCATCGGCAACAATGACCTCCTGAAAATGCACCTGCTGAACAGCGCCATAAAGATGAACACCGAGCGGGGCCGGGGGCGGCTTGTGAAAGTCAATCCCTCCCTGCACATCGACGGGACCGCCGCCCTGCTGGACGCAATGACGGTCCGGCAAAAATGGTACAGCGAAATAGGCGAACAGTTACGAAACGAAAGCGGTGATTGACACGGGACTTTTTGACAGACTTTTCGGGAATCGCCCGAAGCCGACGGGGAAAGAAGAATCGGTGAAGATGCTGACGGGCTATGAGCCTGCGTTTCACCGTTTCGGCGGGGATATTTACGAATCCGAGCTTGTACGGGCGGCCATCGGCGCGATTGCAACGCAGATCAGCAAATTGGCCGTGACTGTGGAGGGCAGCGCAAAGCCCGCTCTCCAGGTGAAGCTCCGGCACGGGCCGAATCAGCTTGAGACCTGGAGCCAATTCCTTTACCGGCTGGCGACGATCCTTTATGTCCACAACACCGCGTTTGTGGTCCCCGTCTTTGACGAAATGGGCGAGATTTCCGGCATCTTCCCGGCGCTGCCGGAGAAGTGCGAGGTCGTGACCTACGGCGATACACTGTATCTCCGCTACAAGTTCAGCTGGGGCGAGTGGGCGGCCATCGAGTTTGATTCCTGCGGCCTGCTGACCCGCTTTCAGTATCGCTCCGATATGTTCGGGGAAAGTAACCGGGCGCTGCTGCCGACCATGGAGCTTATCAACATCCAGAATCAGGGCATCCAGGAGGGCGTCAAGAGCGCGGCGACTTACCGCTTTATGGCGAAACTGACCAACTTCTCCAAGGTAGGGGATTTGAAAAAAGAGCGGCAGCGGTTCACGGAGGAAAACTTCGGCAAGGATTCCAAGAGCGGCGGCCTGCTGCTGTTCCCGAACACTTACCAGGACGTGAAGCAGATCGAGGTCAAGCCCTTTGTCAGCGACGCCGACACGATGAAGATCGTGAAGGATTCCGTCTTTGAGTATTTCGGCGTCAACGAGGCGGTGCTGACGAATACCGCATACGGCGACGCCTGGGCTGCGTTCTATGAGGGCGTGGTGGAACCGTTCGCCATCCAGTTTTCCGAGACCATGACCAGGATGCTGTTTACCTTCCGGGAACAGAGCCAGGGCAACCGGGTCTTTGCCACGACAAACCGGCTCCAGTACATGACCAATGCGGACAAGCTGAACGTCTCCGCCCAGATGCTGGACCGGGGGATCATGTCCATCAACGACGTCAGGGAGATCTGGCAGCTGCCGCCGGTGGACGGCGGCGACGTGCGGATCGTGCGCGGCGAATACTATAACGCGGATCAGAAAGTGAGTGACGACAATGCCGAATAAAGACGTAAAGGAAAAGCTGACCGAGGGGCGGCAGTATCGCGCCGTCGTGGAAGTGCGGGCGCTGCCCGGCGAGGAAGAATCCCGCATCGTGGAAGGCTACGCCACGACCTTCAACCAGCCGTATGAGCTGTGGCGGGACGGCCCGGATTATATCTTCCTGGAACAGGTGGACAGGGGTGCTTTCGACAAGACCGACATGAGCGACGTGATCATGCAGTATGACCATGAGGGCAGAGTGTTCGCCCGGACGAACAACGGCACCCTGGAGCTGCGCACCGACGACCACGGCCTGCACATCCGGGCCGACCTGGGCGGGACGGAGATCGGGCGGCAGCTCTATGAGGAGATCAAGGGCGGCTATACCGACAAAATGAGCTTCGGCTTCACCGTGGACGCCGACGAGCGCCTGATTACGGAGGAGGCCGGGGTGGTCACGATCCTGCGGACCATCAAGAGCATCGGCAAGCTGTACGACGTTTCTGCCGTCAGCCTGCCTGCCAATAACGCTACCGAGATTTCGGCACGGAGCTGGTGCGACGGAGTGATCGCGCAGCTCACGGAGGAGCGCCGGGAGGCCGAAGCGCGGGAGCGGAAGAAACAGAAAATCAAGATCATGCTCAATCTCTGAGCGGAAAGGAAATGAAAATGGAAATCAAGAACATGACCGTCGAACAGATCGAGGCCCGCAAGGCCGAGATCGCCAAAGAAATCGAAGTCGAGGGCGCTGATCTGGACGCCCTGGACACTGAGACCAAGAGCCTGAACGCCGAGCTGGAGGCCCGCAAGGCCGCCGAGGCCAAGAGGGCCGAGATCCGCAAGGCCGTTGCCAACGGCGCTGGCCAGGTCGTGGCCGCTGCGCAGCCCGCCGCCGAGAAGCCGGTGGAAGTGCGCAACAGTGCCGCCTACATCGACGCATATGCCAAGTACATCAAGACCGGCGATGATCATGAGGCCCGCGCCCTGCTGACCGAGAACGTCAGCGGCACCCTGCCCGTGCCTGAGTTCATCGACGGCATCATTCGGACCGCCTGGGAGCGGGACGGCATCGTCAGCCGGGTGCGCCGCACGTTCATCCGGGGCAACCTCCGCGTCCCCTTCGAGCTGAGCGCCACTGGCGCCTGGGAGCATACCGAAGGCACCACCGCCGTCACCGAGGAGACCCTGACCCTGGGCATCGTGGAGATGAAGCCCGTCACCATCAAGAAATGGATCTCCATCTCCGATGAGGCCATGGCCATGGGCGGTGAGGCGTTCCTGCGGTACATCTACGACGAGCTGGCCTATCAGATCGTCAAGAAGCTGGCCGCTGAGATCGTGGCCGACATTACCGGCAGCCCCACTGCCTCCGACGCGGACGAAGTGGGCGTCCCCCAGGTGAATCTCGCGCCCAGCACCACCACCGTTGCCAACGCTGCCGCCTACCTGAGCGACGAGGCCCGCGACGTGGTGATCATCATGAACCGGCTGACCGAGGCCGCGTTTGTTGACGCCTATGCCCAGGGGAATTTCGCGGTTGACCCCTGGGCCGGTCTGACCCGCGTCTATACCTCCGCCCTGCCCGCCTACTCTGCCGCCTCCGCCAATGCCGTCTACGCCATCGTGGGCGATCTGCGCGGCGTCCAGGTGAACTACCCCGAAGGCGACGACGTGGCGATCAAGTTCGACGACCTGAGCCTGTCCGAGAAGGACCTGGTGAAGATCGTGGGCCGCCAGTACGCCGCCCATGACGTGACCGGGCCGGGGATGCTGGTGAACATCACCAAGCCCAGCGCCGTGACCACCTGATGAAGGTCCGGCTGCTGAAGCCGACCCGCCTGATCGTAAACGCCGGGGAGATCATCACGGTCTCCCCGGACCAGGCCCGCTGGCTGCTGGCCGCCGGGACTGCTGAGATCATCGGGCCGGAGAAGAAAGAAACGCCTGAAAAGGCCGCCGTCAAGACGACGAGGAAGAAATGACATGAAGCTGCTGATCGCGGTCCCTACCCTGGACACGGTTCCGGTTGATTTTCTGGAAAGCCTATCCAAACTCATTATCCGGCTGAAGGACGACGGGGTGGATTTCGCCCTGAAGATCGAGGCCGGGACGCTGGTTTACTTCGCCAGGGAAAGCCTGACGCGGTACGCCATAGCCAACTGCTTCACCCATGTGCTTTGGCTGGACAGCGATATGGTTTTCACCGACGGGATCGCGGACGACCTGCAATTCTGCGGGAAGCAGATCGTGACCGGGATTGCGCACAGCCGGAGGCCGCCTTACAGCTCATGCCTGTTTACCCAAATCTTCCCCGGCGTGGAGAAGTGGAAGGGCAACGAATACCCCGCCGCGCCCTTCCGGGTGGCCGCCTGCGGTATGGCCGCCTGTCTGGTAGCTGTGGAAGTGCTGGAGGCCGTCCGGGCAAAGTTCGGAAACTGCTTCCAGCCCATGATGGACCCCATCATCTACGGGGAGGATGTGGCCTTTTGCTGGCGGGCCGCGCAATGCGGCTTTGAGATTTGGGCGGACCCCGCCGTGCGCGTGGGCCATGTGGGCCGGACGGTGATCTGGCCGGAGGACTGGAGGGAAAGCCCGTGAAGGTGCTGATCGCCGCCCCGCTGCGGCAGGAAGTCAAGATTTTCCGCGAGTATCAGGCGGGGCTTGACCGCCTGATCGTGCCGGAGGGCGTGACCGTTGACCGCTATTTCGTGGTGAACGATTGCCCGGAGGTGATCCCGGAAATCCGGGGCGCAGCCTATGACGTACTGGACACGGGGGACCGCTTTCAGAAATCCGACAACGACCACCTGTGGACGCCGGAAAACCTGGAGAAAATGCCCACGCTGCGGAATATGACCGTCAGGCGCGCCCTGGAGGGCGGCTATGACTATCTTTTCTCCGTGGACACGGATATTGTCCTCCACCCGGAAACGCTGCTGAGGCTGCTGGAGGCGGACAAGGACATCATTTCCGAACTGTTCTGGACAAACGGATGGTGTAATGCCTGGATGTACGATCAGAGCAGCGGCATGACCACAAAGTGGGTCATGCCGGGGCTTTACCAGGTAGGCATGACCGGGGCCTGCACCCTCATCAAGCGGGAAGTGCTGGCGGAGGGCGTGGACTTCACGCCGATTCCCAATATCCGCAAGGCCCTGTGGGGCGAGGATCGCTGGTTCTGCATCCGGGCCGCCGTGCTGGGCTTTGAAATGTGGATCGACACCCATTGCCCGCCCTGGCACCTGTACAGCGAGAAAGAATACCAGAATTTCAAGAGGAGGGCCGAAGATGCTGAGTGAGACCAAGCTGGCCCTGAGAATCAAGACGAATATCTATGACGGGGAAATCGCCCGGCTGATCGAGGCCGCCGTGGGAGATCTGGGCATCGTGGACGTGGAAGCGGCGGGCGTGAGCCTGACCGTAACCGCCACCACGGAGGGCGAGACCGTCACGGACAACAGCACCATCACCGACCAGCTGCTGATCCGTGCGATCATCACCTATGTTCGCCTGCACTTCGGCAGCCCGGACGATTATGACAAGCTGGAGCGGAGCTACAACGAGCAGAAGGCCCAGCTGATCAGCTGCACCGGCTACGGCCTGCCCGCCGGGGAGGAATCCTGATGGTACGGGCTGACGTGATCGCCCTGGTAGGCGAAACGCCGGGCGCCCATGGCGTCTTTGAGGCGCCGGAGGAAAGCCGGAACGAAGTGCCCTGCACGGTGCGCAGCGTGGGCTATAACGAGTTTTACGCCGCCCGCAGCGCGGGGATCGAGCCGTCCGTGGTCTTTGTCCTGGCCCTGGCCGAAGATTACGGCGGGGAGAAGATCGTGGAGTGGAACGGCGTCCGTTACCGCGTCGTTCGGACCTGGATGCAGGGGGACGGGATCGAGATCACCTGTGAGCCTGTCACCAATGACCGGGAGGCGGTGAGCTGATGGACGAGATCCTTGTGGAGCTGAAGAAGCTGGGCGCTTTTGCGGACTACGCCTGGAGCCACGCCCCGGCGGATAACTACGGCGTGATCGCCATCGACGGGCAGAACGCGCTCCGGGCCGGGGACGCCACGGCGGAGAAGGTCCCGGAGGGCACCATAGATTGGTACACCCGGAATCCGGCGTCCGCCATGCCGGGCGAGGTGGAAAGCCTGCTGGACCGTCTGGGCGCGTCCTGGTATCTGAACAGCGTCCAGTATGAGGAGGACACCGGCCTCCTGCATTACGAATGGGTGTGGCAGTATGGCTAAGATCAGCATGGAAGGGCTGTATCAGTATGAAAAGCTGCTGGCGGAGCTGGGATCCGACACGGTTAAAATGGCGAAATACGCCATATATCCCGCCGCCGGGGAAGTGCTGGACGCCCTGAAAGCGGCCACGCCCAGGGACACCGGGGACCTGCGGGACAGCGAAATCCTCACCCGCTTTGTCACCGACGAAGGCCAGGTCTATACCGCCGTTGTGTTTGACGGCTATGACCGGAACGGAGTGCCGAACAGCCTGAAAGCCCGCGCAATCGAGAGCGGCACCAGCCGCATGAAGAAGCAGCCCTTTATTCGACCGACGGTAAACCGCATGAAGCAGCAGGTCATCGAGCGGATGAACAGGGGCGTAAACGAGTATATCGAAAACCTTATGGAGGGGAAATGAAATGGCAAGAATCGGCCTGAGCAAGCCCTATATCGCGACCTATGCCAATAACAACGGCACGGTTACTTACACCGCCCGGACCGTCCTGGGCAAATACACCAACATCGACATGAGCCTGGACAGCGCGGATGAAAACATCCTCTACGCGGACAACGGCCCGGCGGAATCTGATTCGCAGTTTTCCGGCGGCACCGTCACCGTCACCACGGACGACCTGCGGGCGGAGGCCTTCAAGACTGCCCTGGGTCTGGTGGAGGAAGCTATCGCAGCGACGATGGCCACCACAACCCCGACGCCGAAGTGGATGGTGTTCGATGATTCCCAGGCGGCGCCCTACTTTGCCCTTGGCGGCATCATCAAGAAGAAGGTGGACGGCGCCTACAAGTACCAGGCTTTCATCCTGGAAAAGGTCAAGTTCCGCAATCCCGACCTCAGCGTGGCGACCCAGGGTGAGACCATTGAATGGCAGACGCCGGAGCTGGAGGCGACGATCCTCCGCAGCGACGCCAGCGGGCACCCCTGGTATCGTATGTCCACCGAGCTGGACAGTGAGGAAGACGCCGTCGCGGCCATCGAGGCTTATCTGGTCGTCACTGGGGGTTAAGGCATGAAGATTGTCGAAATCGAAGCCCTGGGAGAAAAGCGGCTCATGTGCTGCAACCTGCGGACCATGAAGGCTATCACCCAGAAATTCGGCGGCAGCGCCGAAATGAGGGAAAAGCTCTCCGGGGCGAATGTGGACGATACGCTGGACACGGCGATCTGGCTGATTTCGGCAATGCTGGACGGGGGGTACAGGTACGCCCAGAAAAACGGCGTTCCCTGTGCCCCTCCGCCCACGGAGGAAGAACTGCTGGATTCCTTCGGGCTGGACGATCTTATGGACCTCCAGCGGAAAGCCATGGAGGCCATGACCGCCAGCAGCGAGCCGGATATCAAAGCGGAGGCCGTCGAAAGAAAAAACGGATAAGCCGGGCCGGTCCAACCGATCCGGCCTGGCTTGAGTGGTATGGCCTGCACATCGGCCTGACCTACGACGAGACGCTTGATCTCCCCCTGGGGGAGCTGCTGACGCTGATCAACATCGACCAGATCAAGAGCGGGATCGCCAGGGAGAAGAAAGAGGAAACCTTCTGGGACCTCCTGAAAAGGAAGTGACATAAATGGCCGTTGACATCGGGCCGAAAATCGGCATAGAGGGCGAAAGCGAATTTCGCAAACAGCTCAAAAACGTAAACGAGCAGATCAAGACCCTGGGCAGCGAGATGAAGGTCGTGGAATCGGCCTTCGAAGGGCAGGAGAAATCCGAAGAAGCCCTGACCGCAAAGAGCCGGGTCCTGACTGAGGAAATAGGCAAGCAGCGGGAAAAGGTGGACCTGCTGACCAAGGGCCTGCAGGAATCCGCCGAGAAATACGGTGAGAACGACGAGCGGACCCTGAAATGGCAGCAGACGGTGAACAACGCCACCGCCGAGCTGAACAAGATGGAAAATCAGCTCGACAAGACCACCGCCGAGCTGAACGACGAAGCCTCCGGTGCGGACAAGGCCGGGGACGAAACGGAGGAAGCCGGGAAGCAGGCCAAGGAATCCGAAGGGAACTGGAAGGGCCTGGGTGATACCGTTGCCGCCGTGGGCGCGGCTATGGCTGCGGCGGCTGCTGCGGCGGCTGCAGCCATCGTGAGCGCGGGCAAAGCCCTGGCGGATTTCGCCGTGAGCGGGGCCGCCTACGCCGACGACCTTCTCACCATGTCCACCGTGACCGGTATGTCCACGGAAAAGCTCCAGGAATTGCAGTACGCCGCCGACCTGGTAGACGTGAGCGTGGACACGATCACCGGCAGCATGAAGAAAAACCTGGCGTCCATGTCCAAAGCCCAGAAGGGCAACGAGGCTACCGCCGCCGCTTATGAAAAGCTGGGCGTGGCCGTGACGGACGCCAACGGCAACCTGAGAGACGACGAGACCGTCTATTGGGAACTTATCAACGCCCTGGGCCAGGTAGAGGACGAGACCCAGCGGGACGTGCTGGCCATGGAGCTGCTGGGGAAATCCGCGTCCGACCTTAACCCCCTGATCGAAGCCGGGGCCGATACCATGAAAGCCCTGAGCGTCCAGGCGCACCAGGCCGGGTATGTTTTGGACGAGGACACGCTGGACGCCTTCGGTGAGTTTGACGACCAGCTCCGCAAGCTGGACAAGGGCGCGGAGGCGGCGAAAAACGCCATGGGAACGATCCTGTTGCCCGTGCTGACCGACCTTGCAGGCGACGGCGTTGATCTGCTGGGGCAGTTTACAAACGGCATCCTGGACGCCAACGGCGACCTGTCTAAGATGGGTGAAGTAGTGGGTCAAGTGCTGCCCCAGGTGCTTGACCTGATCCTCCAGTATGTCCCCGATCTTATCACCCTTGCGGGGACGCTCATTACCAGCCTGGCGACGGCGCTGACCGAAGGGGACAACCTGGAGAAGATCATGGGGGCGGCCTCCACGCTGTTCACCACGCTCCTGCAGGCCGTTCTTGACCTTCTCCCGACGCTGCTGCCCGTGGCCGTGGAAACGATCCTGACCCTGGCGAAAGACCTCCTGGAGCCGGAGAACATCCAGAAAATGATCGACACGGGAATTTCCCTGCTGCTGACCTTGATTCAAGGCTTGACGGACACGCTGCCGGACCTTATCCCCCTAGCGGTAAACGCCATCATTACGCTGGTGGACGCCCTGACGGACCCGGAAAACCTGCTTTTGCTGCTGGACGCTGCCCTCCAGCTTATTCTTGCGCTGGCTGGCAGTATCATTGATTCTCTCCCCAGGCTGGCAGAGAAAGCACCTGATATTGTCATGAATCTGGGTGAGGCCATCATCAAGGCCGCTCCCCAACTGCTGGACGCAGCGTTGCAACTCATTCTTAAGCTGGCTGAAGGACTGGCATCCTTCTTCTTCAAAATCCGGGACAAGGGCCGGGAGATTGTGGACGAGATCAAGGGTGGATTCCAGGAAAAGGTGGACAACGCCAAGACCTGGGGTGAGGATCTGATCTCCAACTTTGTCAGCGGTATCAAGCAGAAATGGGATAGCTTGAAATCCTCCGTTTCCAACCTGGCGCAGACCGTCAAGGATTATCTGGGCTTCTCTGAGCCGGAAAAAGGCCCGCTCTCCAATTTCCACACTTATGCGCCGGACATGATCGACTTGTTCATCCGGGGCTTGCAGCAAGGCCAGAGGAGACTCCAGAACCAGCTTGCAGACACCTTTGACCCAGCTGGTCTGACGGCAGGAGTGGCAGATGTGACAGTTGGTAATGCGGGAGGGATGGGAGTAACCATTCCCCTCAACATTGACGGACAGTTGCTGACTAAGGTGGTTGCCCAGATCCAGTGGCAACAGGGGACGGCATCTGTCAGGAATTACGGAGCAGCACTGGCATAAGGAGGACACATGAGCATCACAATCTATGCCTCCGATAAAACTACACTAAAGTACACTCTCAAGGCTATGCAGACCTCCAGATTCCACCAGAGTCTCAACGGGGAATGCACCTTGGACTTTACCATGCCGGGGCAGTATATCCCCAACATTGCCGTTGGGGATGAGGTGCGTTTTGGAGACCTTTACTTCAATGTGGTGAGGGTCTCCAAGCAGACCTTGCCGGGTGTGGGCGTGAGTATAGGGGTCTCTTGTGAACACATCTCCTATGCCCTTGCCGATACCCTCCAGACCACGGCACACTTCTCCGGGTCTGTTTCGGCAGTTCTGGGGCAGATACTGTCCGGGACGGGATTCTCTGTCGGTACTGTGGACATCAGCGGCACTTATTCCGTTACTATCAACAATGACACCAACAAGAGATCTGCCCTCCAGGAGTGGGCGGCTGTTACGGGTGCGGAGATCAGCTACAATCAGAGGAAAATAAACTTCCTGACGAGGATAGGGAGTTCCACTCCTGTCAATCTGTCAGATGCTGAGAACGTGGCATCCCTGTCCGTCACCCTGGACAGCAGGAGTGATACCCAGAGTTATGACATCACCCTCTCCAGACTTCAGAGTTTGTCCCTGGGTGATGCTGTGACTATCCAGTACTCCTCCCTCAATCTGAACACGGAAACACGGGTCATCTCCCTTGACTATGACCCCTTCCACCCCTGGACTATCAGTATGGTCACAGGGGATTTTATCCCTAATTTCACTGGTGCTGTCTCATCTGCTCTGGAGGCCAGACTCAAGGAGGGGCAACCCTATTATGGAGTCACCATCGACAGGGAGAACGGCATCAAGATTGAGAGATCTGACGGTCTGAGTCAAGCCTTGTTCAACAGTGACCTCTTCACCATGAGAGCCTTGATAGATGGGGTCATGAAAGACCGCATCTACTTTGATCCGATTAAAGGCGATTATGTCTTTGACGGTGCTTTGGGTGCGGACGCTGTTTTTACCGATAGTCTGTATGCCGAGCAAGGTGACATTGCGGAACTGACGGTGGACAGGCTTTCCACTTCTCGCAGGATTCGCAAGTATATTCTCCAAGACACTTCGGATGACAACTTCATCAAGATTCAAGACCAATATATCCGTTGGGTCACAGGCACAATCATTTCCTCCACGGGCATCCTGACAGAGGACGGATTGAACCTCCTGACGGAATCTGGCATTCCTCTGACGGAAGAAGTCGGTTCTGCCGCAACGGAACAGGCCACAAACAGGTACGGGCAAGGTCTTTACTGGCAGAAAGAGCCTGTGGGACATACCTCCGATGGATACCCCACGGACGCTGACGGGGTGCAGATTTACGCCACGACAAACGTTACCGAATGGCCCGTTGCCGTCTATAAGTATACTGAACTGGTAAAAAGTCAGTATGCGTTTGAACAGCAAGGGCAGAATTATATCCCGCAAGTCATACTTGGCGCTGGCGACGAAAACGGCAACAGCAAGGGATATATCTACAAGGATGAATTGGGATTTTATCTCAGGTACAAGTCCGCATCTGCGAAAAATGTGGATATCGTCTTTTCGGATGACGGTTTTGTGGATGCTATGCATAGGCGGTTAAGCTATATCAATATAGACACGGCAAACGGCGAAGTGTACTACGGTCTGGAAGGAAGTGACGGTCTATATCGTCTGTCCTTCACGCAGACGGAGGATTCCGCAACCTTCACATGGCCTGACGGATTCCAATGCGAGGTGAGTGTATCATGACGGAATCGCAACTGATGTATGCCGCCATGCTTGCGCTCACGAAGCAGAACATGGCTTTCAAACTCGCTCCCCTGTCTACTGCCACTCACTCCGGGATGTGCATCAACAGGAATATCACGGTAGGGGAAACCGTAGGGTTGTATTACAATGGCGGCGGTTCTCTGCTTCGGATGGGGGATGTGCCGGGGTATTCTGGCGATTTTTGGGTAGACGATGATAACCGTTTCTATACCATTGACACCACAAATCATAGGTTGATTGTCAAAGACGGTCTGAGCGGCGAAACGTTGGATGATACTATTGACGCTTATGGCTTCTCTGTTGCCGGGACACAAACGTGCTGTGCGTTTAAGTCCTCGCAGGATGAAAACGAATGGGTTGTTATTATACCTGACGGGAGCAAATCAGCACCAATTCAGATTCTGAGTTCCAATGGGCGCACTCCCAGTTTTGGTTATCGTAATGGAATCATTGGGATATGTGTAGGTGACAACTCCGATTGGCGGGGCGTTGATTCCTATACCTATTCTGCTACTGGACAATATTTAGCTACAATGCAGAAGGGTAGCGAACTCGCCGCAAGTGCACCACTTGTTTTGCCAATAAATGCAAACGCAATAGGATTTGGCAGAGATAGTCTTACGGCATTTGTCAATTATCGTATGACCTTTTTTACCGTTGCGACCACAAGCAGTTATACCACTCATGATATGTGGGACGGATATTCGGTATCCCATCAAGGATCAAGCAGTAAGTGGTTGGGAGCAGACCAATCGTATATCTATGTATCTGCAAGGCATTATCTGGATGACCCTGATGAGGGCATATCAGAATGGACAGATGAATACTACACAGGCCGAATTTCAATAGAAAACTATAATGGTCTGGAACTGCTGGACACAGAAGTAAGTGATGACTCTCCCTATGGTAATAGGTCAACGCAGAAAGGCACGATAGTCCACACAATTACTTTGGACGGGTCAACTAGCAGGACGATTCTTGACCTTGCCACCATGACCGAGATTTATACCGATGTACTGACCGACATTCCGAGCAATCCGAGTATTCGTGAAAATGACGGGTTCATCTGGATAAGTGGAATGGGAGTGTATCAGAAGACCCCTAACGGGTGGCTGATGTATCCAACTTCCAAATATCCGAGGAACGATGATAATCAGCTATTAGGATACGCAATCAGAAACGTGAAGATCGGCAACGAAGGTCTTGCCATAGTCCTATTTGAATAAGGGGTGAAATCATGCCTGATACTGAAGGTGTAAAAATCTCATTATTGCCGTCTGCAACAAGTCCTGCGGACGCTGATGTGCTGGCTGGCGTACAAGGTAATACCACCAAGAAATTCAGCCTGTCGGCACTCAAGGCTTGGCTTAATGCCGTGCCGCAGTCCAGAAAAATCAACAATAAGGCCCTGACAAGTGATATTGAACTTGACGCGTCTGATGTAGGTGCAAGGGGAAATAATTGGTTGCCCAGCCTGTCTGACATAGGGGCTGAAGCAGAAATCCAACTTGGAAGTATTTCGCTTTCGTCCACTTGGTCTGGGTCTGGCCCTTACTCCCAGACGGTTACGGTCACGGGTGCAACGGTGGCGGCAAACAGTAAAGTCGATATTCAGCTTACTGCCGCCCAGATTGCAAACCTGATTGCCGCTGGTGTAACAGGTCTGCTGATTGAAAACAACAACGGCACTCTGACAGCATGGGCAGTTGGTGCTAGTACGTCTGCTATGACGGTGCAAGTAACTGTGACAGAGGTGGAATAAATGAGCATTTATGGAAATCCTGTCATGCTGGGCGGGTCTGGCGGCGGTGGCGGAAGCGGAAACGCTTACGCATATAGCGTTCCCCCTACGGCATCTGTGGGCGAAAATGGGGAATACTATTTTGAGTTGGATGCCAGTTCCACTATAAGTGGATTGAAAAGTGAACCGAATGATACTGCAAATACAGGAACGGCAGGCTGGGAATTTACTGCAAACGAAAACCTGACCGTTGTCGGTGTCAGAGGGTTTGCCCGGTCATCGTATACGGGAACCATCAAGCTGGCTGGTTCAAGTGGCACGGTGCTGGCAGAAAAGAGCGTTTCTTTAGTAGCTGATACATGGGTATCGGCAATGTTTGATACCCCCGTAACGTTGTCCTCTGGCAATAATTATATAATCATGCTGTTTGGCAGTTCTGGTACACTCAAATATCAAAGGAATCCTAGTACGGCAACGCAAATAACGTATGTGCGTGGCCGATACGGCAGTTTACCGGGAACAGCCGAAACTGGAACGGCATACTCCGTGGATATACTCATTGAAGGAAATGTACAACCCCCATATCCCGTCAAAACTCAATACTACAAAACCGGGGGAGTGTGGGTGCCAGTATGAGCATAAGTAAAGTGCTTAAGGTCGCTCGTGCAGACCTTGGGTACACCGAAGACCCACCCGGCAGTAACAGGACAAAATACTGGGATGCCTATGACCCCAAGATGCAAGGCCAACCGTGGTGCGTATGTTTTCTCTGGTGGGTCTTCAATACTGCCGGGGAGCGCATGGCGTTCTTCGGGGGCGGGAAGACGGCAAGCTGTGGGATGCTTCTGAGGTGGTACAAGGAACAGGGGTTGACGGTGCCTGTGAGTGAGGTTCAGCCGGGAGATATCGTTATCCTCAACTTCCACGGGACGCAGGACACGGAGCATTGTGGGTTGGTGTATGAGGTAGTCAATGACACCTTCGGTCATCTGGTGGGGGTCAGGACTTATGAGGGAAACACTTCACCCTCTGACGGTTCACAATCTAACGGTGGAATGGTCTGTGACAAGGACAGGCTGAAAAGTCAGATTGTCGGGGTATGCCGCCCTCAGTATAAGCCAGATGGCCCCCAACCTGTGGACGATGTGACCGGGCATTGGTATACTCCCTCTGTGGAATGGGCAAGGGAAAAAGGGTTAATCAAGAACTATCCTGATGGATCATTCAAGCCGAACCAGCCTATCACACGGGCAGAGGCTTGTGTGATGCTGGAGAGATTTTATCAGATGCTGTGGGAGGATGATTTAAGATGAAAAAGTTTCTCAGAGCTGCCCTGATCCGTGCCTGCCACACGATGGCCCAGACAGCAGTTGCCATGATAGGCACAACCGCACTGTTGGAGGAAGTCAACTGGCTGGCTGTTCTGTCCGGCACTGTCCTGGCTGGTATCCTGTCCTTCCTCAAGAGTATGGTCATTGGTCTGCCGGAAGTGGAGAGGAGTGACGGGCAGAATGAGTGATGTCACAAGGGAAGAGTTTGACAAACTCGCCTCACAGGTGGAGGAGAACACCAAGAGACTCTCTGCCGGAGATAGCACCCTCAACCTCATCACCTACCGTCTGGATGAGATAGACAAGAAGTTGGGCAAGATGGATGATACCCTAGTCTCCCTCCAGCAGAAACCAGCAAAGAAGTGGGAGTCCATCTCATCCTCTGTTCTCCAGTGGGTGGTCACTGCTTTGCTGGCATATATTGCGGTCAGGGTGGGGTTAGCATAACTGCAATTTGTCAGAATTGTTGTCAAATCTCTGTCAACGCATTGAATACCGTGATTCTATCCTGCCTTTTAAGCAGGGTGTCGGGGGTTCGAATCCCCCCTGGAGCACCAACGTGAAAAGCTCCGTAAATCCTTGTATTTCAAGGGTCTACGGGGCTTTTTCTTTTTGTCCGGGCGCGGAATTCGTGCCCTATTTTGCATCATTTTGCGCCCTTTTGCACCATGTAATGTTGTCAGAATTGTTGTCAGTTTTCGGCCAGGTATTCGTCCAGCATCGCAGCTGCGGACTTCGCCTGCTTTTCCCGCAGGTGGGTGTAGATGTTCATGGTCGTGGAGGCGTTGGCGTGGCCAAGCATCTGCTGAGCGGCCAGGACCGGCACACCGGCTTCATAGAGGATGGTGGCGTAACCGTGCCGGAGCTGGTGTGCGGTCAGGTCGTGGCCGATGGCCTTACAATACTGCGCCCAGGCGTGTCGGTATGCGATCTTCGTGAGCGGGCCGCCGTCAGCTGCGGCGAAAAGGTAGCCGCTGCCCTTCGGGATCAGGGGCCGCAGCACGGCAGGGATCGGCACGTCCCGGATGCCGGTGACAGTCTTGGGCATCTTGATCTCCGGCTGATTGCCGGGATATTCCAGGGCCTTCGTGACGTGGATCACGTTCGCCTTGCGATCTATGTCCTCATATCGCAGCGCAAGGGCTTCACCACGGCGCAGGCCGCAGTAGAGGCATAGCAGGGCGAACAGCGCAAAAGGTGCGTCTGTGCGCGTCCTGACGGCCTCCAGAGCGTCATCCTGCGGCACGGTGCGTCTGGTCGTCTTTAAGCCTTTCGGCACGGAGACGGCCTGCATGGGGCTGACAGGCACGATTCCGCGCAGGATGCACCAGGCGAAGACCATGGCCAGGATGTCGTGGTGCAGCTGCACGGTGCGCCTGGCGTAGTTCTGCTTTCCCAGGGCGGACAGAAACGCTTGGAGCCTGGCCGGGGTAATCTCCGCCGGCGGATCATCACCGAAGGTCTCGCAGATTCGGCGGCATGGGGCGACATAGCTTTCCGCCGTCTTGAAGCCGACGGTGCGGCTGTGTTCCTCACGCCATTCCTCCACCACCTGGGCGAAGGTCCGGGAGCCGCCCTTCCTGGCGTCCTGGAGGCGCTGGTAGAGCTTTTCCGGGTCCCGGTCATACAACCACCGCCGCTTCCCTTCCTGCGTGTAGGAGGCCATATAACGCCCGTCAGAGCGTCTGGTGAACATCCTGGCATAATTCATAATGATGCGCCTCCGGTGCGTATATCTTTTTTCTCATGTCATCAAATAGCTACAATTACAGCGAACGCCTTTGCTGACTGTCTGCGTCGCGCATCACAGGCAGCCCGGAAAACGGTCAAAAATTTCATGTGTATTTCGGTTGATTTTTGCATAAATGCGAGCTACAATTCGACTACTAAGATTAAGGCGCGTGCTTGATTAGGAGGCGAATCTATGGAGCAGCGGATTTTGGCATTGATGCAAAAGATGACGGATGAACAGAAGGAACAGTTGATCAATTACGCCCAGAAGCTATTAGAAATTCAGCAAAGGACAGAACCTGAGCCTGATTCTCGTCCGATAGCTGGTTAAGGATAGATAAGAGTCGATCCTGATATTTCCCGCTCCCAGAAATGGGGGCGGGATTTTTTGTTTCATCCAGCAATTCGGACACCGACAAATTAAAGTATTGCGCGACCAGTCGGACCTTGTCGAGTCCGGGATCGTGGTCGTCCCATCGGGCAATCGTGCTTTTTAAGCCGATTGCCTTTTCTAATTGATTCAGCGTGATCCCGTTCGCCTGGCACAGCGCTCTGATCCGGTCAACGAGTCCCATAAAATCACCTTCTACAAATATGCAAAATTGGGGGTTGACATATTTGCAAATATCGGTATAATGGGATTTGCAAATATGCAGAACACGCCCCCTGGGGAATCCGCCCCAGCGATGAAAAAATGAATGTAGCAATTCGTATGTTAGCACATTTGCAAATTAAAAGCAAGAGGAAGGGAGTGATAACTTGCTGGCGAACATCAAACGGCTCTGCACGGTTCAGGGGCTGACCATCCAGCAGCTGGAGGACAGAGCGCAGATCTCAGCGGGCACCATCGGGAGGTGGGGCCAGGACGGGAAGTTTATGCCGTCCGTAGACAAGGTGAAGCGCGTGGCGGACGTCCTGGGCGTGACCGTGGACGAGCTGTTGAAGGAAGGCGGAACCTGATGCCCAGAGAGAAGCCCGATTACCGCGACCTGCTCATGCGCCTGGATGAGGCGTTCCCCCAGCAGGAGACGCTGACGAGGCAGGATGTAGCGGCCTGGCTGGGCGTGAGCAGGAACACCGTCGCCCGGCGGTACAAATTCCCGGCCGGGCGGGTGACAAAGACGCAGGTGGCCCGCAGCGTGGCCACCAGTAAGTGAAGGAGATTTGCAAATGAAGACTAGAACGAAACGCCGGATCGTTGAGACCCTCGGCTGGCTGTGTGCGCTGGCGGTGATCTTCGTCGTCGGCGGCACGGAGAGAGGCTGGCTGCCTATGACCGCCATGTGGTGGGCGTTCCTGCTGGAGCTGGTGGGTGCGGCCCTGCTGTGGAAGGGAGGCGTGATCCGTGTCAGGTGATTATGTGAGCAGAGACTATCTGCTTGGCGAGTACGACCGCCAGCACCAAGGCCCACCGGGAGGGGCGCGGAAGATAATCGCCGAAGCTCCTGCCGCCGATGTGGTGGAGGTGCGGCATGGGCGGTGGGAACAGGTCGAGATACTCCATGTCGAAGATCTCAAGGAGGAGGACAAGGACTGCATCTCAATCGCATCCATGTTTTGCCCCAAGTGTAAACGCTATCACAGCGAGGTTTATAGGTACGGTTCCCCTACAGAATCGGTGCGCTACTGCCCCAACTGCGGGGCGGTCATGGACGGAGGGCAGGACGAAACCCCTACCGGACCTTACGACCTTCTGTATGAGGAGGGAGGGGCGAACACCACATGACCTTACCATCCGCTATCATGCACGTCCTGGCAACGATGGCCCTGCTGTGCAACCTCTCCCTCGCGCCGGTGATGCCGATCCCGCCGGAGCCGATGCCTCTGGCCATGACGGCGGGGGCGGTGCTGGACGTGCCGGCGGAGGACCTGGAAATGCTGGCCTGCGTGATCTACCAGGAAGCCGGCGGGGACGCCTGCAGCGACCTCTGCCGCTTTATGGTGGGCGACGTGGTCCTGAACCGGGTGGCGGACAGCCGTTTTCCTGACACTATCGAGGAAGTCCTGACCCAGCGCGGGCAGTACGGCACCTTTTCAAAGACCGGCGTGGTATGGCCGGCCAGGGCAAGCAATCCTGGCGAAGCCGCCGCAGTCGAGAGGGCTTACGACACCGCCAGGCGGCTGCTCTCCGGCGAACACAGCGAGCTTTACGACGCCGGTTACATCTGGCAGGCAGAGTTCATCCAGGGCACGGACGTGATCGAGGTAGACGGCACTTACTTCGGGAGGTGAGGACATGATTGGCAAAGGCAAAAACCGCTGGCGGTACTGCTTCAGCTGCCGGAACTGCGCGAACGTGCAGCTTTTCGGGAAAGACGCATATTGCGTCCCGATGAAGGACGGGCGAGATCCCATCCACGCTGACGACGACTTCCGCGTCCGCTGCGACGAATACCAGACGGCACAGATGGAGATGGAGGTATGAAGAGAGACCGTGATCGCTGCCGAGACTGTCGATATTTCAGCTACCGAGACCATGTCCCCCAGGAGGATCAGCGGCCATGGGGCCAGCACCTGGACGGCTGGTGCAGCAAGGTATTCCCCCGTGGGTATTTGGGCGCAGGCAAGCCGGGCGGCAAGGTCTGGAGCGGAAAAAACAGGTGCTTTCAGTTTGAGCTTAAAGAGGAGGACGCCGACCAATTATCAATATGGCCCTGACGGGACGGCACCCTGACGGGCCGGGGGTTCCATGCCCATTGCCTCCTTTCAGTGAGATGGCCGCGGCAGGGCACGGCCAGGCGACGCAAGCGCTCCTGTCGGTGAAGATCCCGGCAGGCCCTGCCATCATAAAAAGGACCGCCCGGCGCTGCCAACACCGGACGGACCAGAAGCGGAGGATAAAAATGACCTTAAACAATTCTAGCACGGACAACGCGAAGTTGTCAATTTCCCAGCGGCTGGGAACGCTCTACGCCATCGCCCAGGGGCTGGAGGCCGAAGGCGTGACCATCACGACGGCCCAGGCAAGCGGGGCCAGCTACGACTACATCCTGGTATTTGCCCACGACGTCAATGCTTTTTCCGCCTGGATGAAGAAGCGGAACCTGGTGCCGGTTTTCGAAGAGCTTGGCAAGGACGATTCCGCCATCAGCACGCTTAGGTGGACCGTGGGCGCGGAATTCCTGGGAATGGAAGTGCGCGGTTATCTGACCGACGACGAAAAGGAGGCCTGGGAACATGAGATGGATCCCCGTGATCCTGCCTAACGGCAGCCTGAACGTCTACGCGGTCCTGGACGGCAGGACGGCCACGCTGGAGTGGCTGCAGGACCAGGTCGGAGGCTATATCGAGACGACGCCCACCTGCATGAGCGGCCTAGTGATGGTCGTGAACGAGGAAGGTAAGCTGATGGGGCTGCCCTTCAACGACACCGCCACCGACCTGGCGCGGGGACTGTATGAGAGCATCGTGGGAAACGCGGTGATCATGGAAGTGAAGGGCAGCGAGCTGGCACCGCTAGAGCTGGCGGATCTGGGGAAGATCGCGGCGTTCGCGGCGTCCAGCAACATCAGGACGCGGCCCATGGAGACGGAGGAGGATGACGAATGACCCTTTATGACATCAATGCCCGGATGGAATACCTGCTGGAGCAGGTTGACGAAGAGACCGGGGAGCTGCTGTGCAGCTACGAAGAGCTGGAGGCCCTGGCCCTGGCGCGGGATGAGAAACTGGAGAACCTAGCCCTTTACATCAAAAACAAAGCCGCCGAAGCCGAGGCCATCAAAGCCGAAAAGCTGGCCCTGGAGAAGCGCCAGAAGGCCGCCCTGAACCGGGCCGAGCGGGCGCGGGACTTCCTAGCCAGGATGCTGGCCGGCGAGAAGTTCACTACGCCGAAGGTGGCCGTCAGCTGGCGGAAATCCCAAGCCGTGCAGCTGGACGACGATTTCCTGCCCTGGGCGATGCAGTACGGCGACCAGTTCCTCAGCTATAAGGACCCTGATCCGGACAAGAAGGCGATCGCCGCCGCCCTGAAGGCGGGCGAGGCCGTGCCCGGCGCGGAGCTGGTCACGAACCTGAATATGCAGATCAAATAAGGAGGACGATATGGAACCCAAGAGCAAGTATAACATCGAATCCGCGCCGAAGAAGGGTAAGGGCATCCGCTTCGCCCTTTACGGCGTAGAGGGCATCGGCAAAAGCACCCTGGCCAGCCAGCTGCCGTCGCCGATCTTCATCGATACAGAGGGCAGCACCGACCACATGACCGTCTGCCGCTACCCCAGGCCGCTGGACTGGGACGACCTCATGGCTATGGTGGACGACGCCGGACGGCTGAAGATCCGGACGCTGGTGATCGACACCCTGGACTGGGCGGACATCCTCTGCACCCGGAGCCTGCTGCGGGAGAAAAGCTGGAAGAGCATCGAGGACGCGGGCTACGGCAAGGGCTACGTCATGCTGGGCGAAAAGTTCAGCGAGCTGCTGGCCAAGCTGACCGAGCTGGCGGACAGGGGCGTCAACGTGGGCTTCTGCGCCCACGCCCAGCTCCGGAAGGTGGAGAAGCCGGAGGAGACCGGCGCCTACGACCATTGGGAGCTTAAATGCTCCAAGCGCGTGGCGCCCCTGGTGAAGGAATGGGCCGACCTGCTGCTGTTCCTGAACTACGACAGCGTGGTGATCAAGGGCAACAATCCCATGGAGGCCAACCGGATCGTCGGCAACAAGCGCGTGATGTACGCCAACCACCAGCCGACCTTCGACGCGAAGAACCGCTTCGGCCTGCCGGACAAGCTGCCCCTTGAATACAAAAGTATTCAGCCGGTCTTTGAGCGGGAGCCGCAGCCTGAGCCGGAGCCGATCGAGATCCCGCTGGGCCAGGAAGATCCCGACGTCCAGCCCGCCAACGAGCCTTTGCCCGACGATCCCTTTCTGGGCGATGATGTGGGAGTTCCTAAGCCGGAAGCAGAATGGACGGAAGAGGACCTGGCGCAGCTGAAGCCCACGGAGCTGAAGGACCGTTACCCGGAGCTGGAGGCCCTGATGAAGCGGGACGGCATCAGCTATTCAAATGTACAGTGGGCCGTGGCCAGAAAAGGACACCAGCCGGCGGATCTGCCGGTGGAGCTTTACCCCGTGGAGTATGTGGACCGGCTCGTGAAGGGCTGGGACAAGTTCGTGGACTATATCAGGAAAAATTCTTAATAACTTGGAGGTTATGACCATGGAAAACCGTATCGACAAGGCCCTGGACTGGGACAGCAAGATCTCTTATGAACAGCCTGACTTCGTGACGCTGCCGGAAGGCGTCTATCCCATCACCATCACGAAGCTGGAGCGCAAGCAGTTTGAAGGCAGCAGACGCGAAGGCGGCCTGCCCGCCTGCCCCATGGCGGAGGTCACGGTGGAGGCTCGCGGCAAGGACGGCGTGAGCGTATTCAATCAGCGGCTTTACCTGCACAGCCGCTGCGAGGGCATCCTGACCAGTTTCTTCACCTGCATCGGCCTGCGGAAGAAGGGCGACGACCTGAATATGGACTGGGGCAAGGTAGAAGGCTGCACCGGCTGGGCCAAGCTGACGGTCCGGGAGTTTACGACCAGGAACGGCAACGACATGACTGTGAACGACGTCGGACGCTGGCTGGCTCCGGATGATAACCGGATTCCCAAGGATGATGGAGGCGACGACTGGTGATTGATTCCACGCTGGCAGACGCTTTGTGGGCGATCGATCCCGCCAAGCTGCCTTACAGCGAATGGGTCAACGTGGGCATGGCGCTCAAGTCCGTCGGGGCGAATATTTCGCTCTGGTGCGACTGGAGCGCCAGCGACCCCCGCTATAAGCCCGGAGAGATGCAGTCCAAATGGGACAGCTTCCAGAGCGAGGGGGTGGGCAGCGGCACCATCATTCACCTGGCGGAGAAGTTCGGCTGGAGCTACGGCAGCTCCGGCCACGCCCTGGACTGGAACGACACGCTGACCGTGAGGCCTGACCCCACGTTCTTCAATGAGGCAGAGAAGATCACCATCAAGCAGCCCGGCTCCGGCTGGGACCCTATCGAGGAGATCGTCCGGTATCTCCAGATCCTGTTCAGACCGGAAGACAGGGTCGGCTATACCTTCGACTGCTACGTCGCCGAGGACGGCAAATTCAAGCCCTACGGCGGCCATTTCCGGCGGACGCGGGACGAGCTGATCAAGGCCCTGCAAAAATATAACGACATCCCCAGCGCCCTGGGCAGCTACAACACCGACGCCGGCGGCTGGATCAACTTCAATCCGACGGACGGCGAGGGCCGGAAGAAGGAGAATATCACCGGCTACCGCTACGCCCTGGTGGAATCCGACAGCACGCCCATCGAGACGCAGATCCACATCATGCACGAGCTGAAGTTGCCGGTGGCAGTCCTGGTGGCCAGCGGCGGGAAAAGCGCCCACGCCATCGTCCACATCGACGCGTTGACCCTGGAGGAATACAAGGCCCGCGTAACGGAGCTGTTCCAGATCTGCGAGGAGGCCGGCATCAGCATCGACCAGAACAACAAGAATCCCGGCCGGCTGAGCCGGATGCCCGGCCTGATCCGGGGCGAGAAGAAGCAGTTCATCATCCCTTACGAAGCAGAGACTCACAGCTGGCAGGAATGGCACGACGGCCAGATCATCGACCAGATCAGCCTGCCGCCCATCCAGAACGCGGCAGACTTCGTGGGCGCCGATACGCCGGAGCTGGCGCCGGAGCTGATCCACGGCATCCTCCGGGAAGGCCACAAGATGCTGATCACCGGACCCAGCAAGGCTGGCAAATCCTTCGCCCTGATCGAGCTGTCGATCGCCATCGGGACCGGCGGCAGGTGGTTCGGCTGGAAGTGCAGCGAAGGCCCGGTGCTTTACCTGAACTTTGAGCTGGACGAGCGCAGCTGCTTCAACCGCTTCAACGCGGTGGCCGAGGCCCTGCACATACCGGCCAAGGAAGCCTGCCGGAACGTCCACGTCATGAACCTGCGCGGCTACAACATGAGCCTGGATAAGTTCGTGCCCTACCTGATCGGGCTGACCAGGGAGACGCACTACAAGGCCGTGATATTCGACCCGCTCTACAAGGTCATGATGGGCGACGAGAACAGCGCCGGCGACATGGCCCACTTCTGCAATTACTTCGATATAGTCTGTCGGGAGATGGGTTGCGCCGCGATCTACTGCCATCATCACTCAAAGGGCAGCCAGAGCGGGAAGAACGTCATGGACCGAGGCTCCGGCTCCGGCGTATTCGCCAGAGATCCGGACGCTATCATCGACCTGCTGCGGCTCCGGCTGCCGCCAGGATTCCAGAGCTTTGTCAGCGGCGGCGAGTATCCTACGGAGCTGACGAAGGCCGGGATCTCTCTGGCGCCGGACGCGACCGCCTGGAAGGTTTCCTGCGTGCTGCGCGAGTTCGCCACGCCGCCGGACGTCAAGCTCTGGTTCGGCTATCCTCTGCATATTGTGGATCCGGTGACGCTGGCCAGCTGCACGCCCTTCGACGAGCGGCCGACGGCGGACGATATGACAGAGCTGCACAAAAACGAGGCGGCCGGCCGGAGCAGCGCAGCCCTGAAGGCATACAGAGAGCTGAAGGATCTATACCCAGGCGGAGTCGTTCCGGTCATGTCTATCCGTGAAAAGGCAGGCCTGGACGTAAGCCACGAGACCATAATCAAGTATTTCCTGAAGGCTGGAAACTTCGGAATCGTCGGAGACCAGGACGGGCGAAACGGCCTGTCGGCGGTCGTCGAAAAGATCCTGACCGATGCGGAATAACGAGGAAATTCCGCATTCCGCAAAAAAATGCGGAAAAACCTGAATTTCAGGAAATTCCGCATAGATGCGGAAAAACCTGTTTTCTCGTTATTCCGCAAATCGTGCGGAAAAACCTGTTTTTCAGGTAATTCCGCACTTGCGGAAAAACCATATATTATTTAGGGAATTCTGCATGGGGCGCTTAAAAGCGCGCCCCATGAATTCCCCACAAATAATGACGCGGGATTTCCCGCGAGGAGGACCAAAATGATCAAGGCAATCGAAACGAAATATCATGGGTATAGATTCAGATCCAGGCTTGAAGCCAGATGGGCCGTGTTCTTCGACGCCCTGGGCGTGGAATGGGAATACGAGCCGGAAGGCTTCGACCTGGGCGACGGCCAGGCGTATCTGCCGGACTTCCGCGTGAAGTGCTGGGGGACGCGGGGCGACATCATGGACAAGCCCTTTAACCTCTGGATCGAAGTGAAGGGGTACATGAGCCAGGTGGACGCGGACAGGATCAGGAAGTTCGCCAGCATTGATCCGGCGACGGACCAGCCGCTGAACCCCGTCCTGATCGTCAGGAATATCCCTCCGCACGGCAGCTCTGCCGATTGGGAGGACCTGGGCGTTTACCGGCCTATGGATGGCACGGACGTCAGTCCGTTCAATTACGAGCTGATCGACGGCGACTTCTTCGGGGCGTATCCGGCGGCGCACGACGGAAAGTTTTTCCTGTGGGGAGACGACTCAAATTACATCTGGAACGTGGACGAAGTCGAAGCCGCTTATGACAAGGCCAGGCAGGCGCGATTTGAACACGGGGAGGCCGGAGCATGACCGAGATCTGGATTCCCGGAAAGCCGCCCACGGCGACGAGCCAGCAGAAGGGGCGCAGCGCATCCGGGGTATGGTATAAGCCCGCGAAGGTTCGGGCAGCGGAACAGTGGTACCTGTGGGGCCTTAAAAGCTCTAAACCGGCGGAGCCGCTGGAGGGCGCGGTGATCCTCAGTGTGGAATTTCGATTTCCGGCGGGGCGTGGCCATAAGGATGGAGATCCGAAAGTTACCAGGCCGGACACGGACAACATGATCAAGCTGCTGAAGGACTGCATGACGAAGCTGGGCTTCTGGGTGGACGATGCCCAGGTTGCGCTGGAGCTGGTAAGGAAATCT